TAATTGTAGGTGCATCTTTTAAACCTTTGGACTTCATTGTCTTTTCTTTATTATTGTCCATACTAAATTTTGTCTGTCTAGGTTGAGCACTGACTGTTAATGTTGGATTAGATTCCGTATAAGTTCTGAATGTGTAACTAGAATTACTTTTAACATCACCATCTCTCACATCATCTATTTTTCCCATTTTTCTTGTAAGTTGCATAACCGGACTATTGTTTTCTTTTGCATGTTTTTTCAATTTCTCACTAAACATAGATACTTTTTCTTCTATCAAATCTTTATCCAAGAATTTATTATTTTCTGTGTAAATATCCGTAATGCTTTCTTCCAACGATTCCATATCTCCATTATTATCAAATATATGGAATGTATCAAATTGTTCATTGAAGTGCTTCATATTTTTGTTACATTTTATCCACTTATCATGTCTTACAGATTCGGACACCATTCTCTTCAAGTTCATATTTCGTTCTTTACTGACTTCATCTGTTGTGTGTACAAAAATCATCATAGTTTTGTACCCTAGATTTTCCAGTTCTTCTTTGATTTGTGTAATGTTTTCATAATCATCTGCTGGACCATTGATAATCAAAGGACCTCTGGACCGAACTGCCTCAACTTTTTGATCCATAGAATTAAATGCTCTTTTATGTACGGCATTCAATACATTTAATACCTGACTGAAATTCATCTCAACTGCACGTTGTTCTGCAATGCCTTCACGAATCACAACATCTTTGCCTGAGCCTGGACCACCTGTGACAAATATGGCCTTGTATTTTCCACGATTAACATCCTCATGCAAACCCATACCTTTACGAGTATCATGCATTAATTGTTTTGCGTGTTCATCTGATACATGAGATGGAACACCTTGCCTGAAAGAAGAAAAATCTTTATTTTTAGCATGTTCTCTCATTTTTGAAGCCGACATACCTTCTGCGCCTTCAGCATCAGGATCACGGTGACCGGCAGATTTCACTTCTATTTTCTTGAAATTAAATGCATGACCATTATATTTGTGTAAAAGTTTATGATATTCTTTGACACGGTCTGATCCTGCAACCATAATTAAATGATCGTGACCTGCAGCATTTAATTTTGCAGCGTGTTGTATAAATGAAGGATGTTCTTTTGATGCAGCAACAAAATTTGTTTTTGGTGAATATCTTTTGAGAGTTTTTATTTTCTCTTTTGCCGATAATGGATTTTTCTTTGCATCTTGCGAATGTGAAGCGACAACAACATGATGTGCGTGTTCTTTATTTGCGATTTCATGAACTTTATCGATTAACTTCATATGTCCTGTTGTCGGAGGATTCATCCGACCAAAGGCCATGACAACCGGTTTATGTGTCTTTTCTTCTTCAGTTATTAATTCCAAAAACGATTTCATTTTCTGACCTTTAAGAGATTGGCTTTAGCAAATTCTGCACGATCCACCAATTTGGTTGGCTTGCCAGCATGATTAATAACAAACCCTTCCGGACCTGTTTTTTTACCTTCAATATGGTGCTCTAATCCGCCTTCATGTTGCTGAAGTGTATTCACCAATACATTTTTTGCTTGTTGTAAATGATGGTGCATCTTTAACAGATTGTTGTAATGTTCTTTATTACTTTCTATGTGATTTGTGTGTGCGTCAGCTTGATTTTGTTTTCTTGTGATTCCGGCAGGTGTTTTTAACTTTGCAATCTCTTTCTTATATTTATTTTGAATGTGTTTTTTAAGTCCTTCAACTGAAGGTGTTTCATCTTTTCTGACTGTATCATTAATGTAAGTTTCTAAATGATTGCCTTCACCTTGATGTGGTTCAGTTGCCTTATACATTTCTTTACTATGTTCATCATGTATCTTTTTAGCTGCATCCATATGTTTATGAAACGATTCTTGGTCATGTTCTGAATAATGTACTTGTCTTGTGTCATGGTTCGGCGATTTTTGCCAAACGTCAGTATGATGGTGAAAGTTGTGCAAATCCGGATGTGAATCTGCCTTCATCGACGCAATATCTTTACCATGATACTGTGTATGTACCACGACACCCATTTTCGATTTGTTTATTTTATCGGCATCCTCACCTTTTGCAGTATAGGTGATTGTATTTGGTGTAAAAGATACTTTACCGTTTTTATGGTGTTTTAAATCATCATGTGTGTACATCAAGTCACCTTGATACACTCCCGTTTTAGGTGCAATCTTTTTAAGGTGATTTAATGATGCATGAAGTTTTTCTACTAATCCTGGTGCGTGGCCATGATTTTTTAAAATATCTGCATGAGTGTAATTGATTTTTGGTGTCTTATTAAACGCAGACTTTGATGCAACAAAGAACTTGCCATTTTCTGGATGGTGTCCAAATACAACCGCTGGCGATCCATCATATTTCATTGTAAGTGCAGAACTGTTTCCACCAGACTTAATGTGTTCGTGTGCCTGCATCAAGGCACCATGGGTATGCGTAAACCCTTCTGATCCATGTAACAATGGACGATCTTCAGCATGAGCAATATGCTTTAATTTATCTTCTTCTGTTTCTTCTTTTAAGAAGAATAAAAATGATTTCATTAGTTTCCTTTGCAAAACACTCTGATTGCCATTTTACTATTTATGTATTATTCCTCCTAATGCAATTTTTTTTATAAAGATTGTATTTGATATATAATGTCTTCAAATCATCTCTCCAACATAATCACTACAAACACCAAAACACCTTTCTTTGAATTGATTAATATCCATGTATCTTTCAGGTACAACACAGACACTATTATTAGTTAGATTTTTACCAGGATAAGTCCAAATAATCCCACTTGAAGTTAGTGTGAAATCGTCGGTTTGATGCCAAAAATAATTGAAAAATTCTTCTTGAGTTGACATATCGTGTAATGCGTTTAGATTTTTACAATGTATCCATAACCCCTGTTGGGATAAAAATTTTAAATCTACATCATATTCGGGACCGTCATGCCCTAAAAAGTATTTGTTTTCCATTTTCCAAAGATCGATTTCACAATCATAACCTTTACTTAAAGCCAATTCTATTTGGTCAGGATGATTTTCGATTTCTTTGTTTGGACCATGCATCAGTCCTCTGTGCGCAATATATATCATTACCATTGCTCCTTTGGCACATATGCACCTTTAGGTGTGTGCATTAATGTTTTGTTGATGTTTAATTCCTGCCACGGAAGGTTTAATTTAGAGATGAATGCAGATGACATTTCATGTGGACAAACATAACCAACTTCATTATAAAGTTCAGGCATGAAATATAAAATTTTTGAAAAAAGAGACATATGAAATAGATTACCAATCTGCATCATATCGCCTGTGCCTCTACCCATGTGATTTGGATGTCTATGTGTATAGAATACATTCGGATTAAAATTTGGCAGGTCTTCATTATAAATCAAATCTGGCCTCAGACGCAATATCAAATCATATCGTTGATTGGTCTTAATCATATAATTTTCCATCATCATTAATCCTCGGTTCATTTTACTGAACATAGAATATAAATTTTTAGGCCTTACATGATGTTCTGTGTATTGCTTAGTAAATTCTTCATATTGATCATTATAAAGTCGGAAGTCTTCAATTTCTATTTCTTTAGCATTAAACGCATCTTTCACTTCTTGAACTGGAATCGATGGTGAAGATTCGTAATAACCAAATTTAAGAGATGTTTCGGAAAGATCACAATATCCTTCATCTGACCAAGAATGAATAAAAACATCAGGATTATATTTTTTTAAAATTCTTTCTTCGAAATTAGGAACTACAATCTTCCAACATCTTAAATGACCAGTTAAAACAACAGCAACTTTCATTTTAATTCCTTATTTTATAATATAACCTGTTGGCGCTTTGATGTTTGTTGTATGCAATGTCAAATTCATTTCTTTCATAAATCTATCTGCACCATTAGATTCACTCCAACTGTGATATGCGTATTCATCAAAAATAATCATCCCACCTTTAACAACATTATTCCATAGTGTGTTAAGTGTTTCGTATGTTGGTTTATCTAAATCCATATCCAAATATAATATACTTATTCTAAACCCTGGTTTTTCTTCAATTGCTCTTTTAGCGGTTGATGTAATGTCGCCTTTGATTAATTCAAATTTCGAATCATCAAAGCCAGCATTAATAATCTTATTGTAAATGCCGTCATACGAAACATCATCAATATCTAAGTTTTTATCTCTTGTAAAAACTTGTTTCATTGTATCTTTATCGACGCCATCTTTCATATCTTCAACAAAGTTAGGATCAAAAAAATCAAATCCAATTACTTTTTTAATGCTGTTAGGTTCATTCATCGATAGTATTTTCAACCATGCCAAAAGACCTGATCCTTTGAACACTCCACATTCAACAATATCGCCAGCTAAATGTTTTGTTTTTTCATAGAAAAACATTTTACTATACAGTTTGTTAAAAACTGATCTATCATTACTGAATATGAAGTTATTAAAACTATCATATACATCTTGATTTTTTTGTATATTTGAACTATCGTTATATAAATTTATCATAGTATTAATTCTACTCCATTTTTTCTTTTCAGATGTTTTACCACATCACGGTTTACTTTAGTTAAATTATTGTGCCTAAGTGCGTTTCGCAATACACCATGCGGTGGATGTAGGTGACTATCATCATAAATTGGTTTATAAAATTCGGAAAATATGAATTCTGATATATTAATCATATTATTTCTTTTGGAGAAAAAGAATTGATCACCAAGAAATTCACTTGGTGGACTTGTTCCATGATGGTAAATAACTTCATTTTCTCCTATATTATAGTCTAAAGGTGCATCATTGTAAACTAAATCTAGGCGACTACGAATAATAATATCATATTCAAAATTGTTTTCTCTTTCATATTCTTGAACCATATCTGTTGCAATTTTAAATTTACGATACTGTCCATATGTCTGTGGTACATTTGGTACAATAAGTTTTATATGTGGTAATTCGTTTTGTATAAGATTATTTGCATGGGCAATTTTTTCAATATGGCACATTTTAAAATTTATGCCCGATAAAAAATTTGTCCAGATATCTTCAGAAATAAGTTCATCATTTAAATCAGTTACACCCCATCCATTAGGATGATAACCGTATCTCAAATCATAACTGCAAATAAAGGTGTCAATTTCACCAAAAGTTTTTATAAAACTTTCTTTACATGAGTCCCAAGTTCTAAAATTTCCCACAAGCATCATTGCAATTTTCATTTTATTTACTCTTATTGTACAAATTCTGTTACATCACCATATCTTATAATACGATGCAATATATCTACGTTCTCAACTTTCAAATTAGATTTAACTATTCCCGCTTCGAAAACACCGTGCGGAAATGCATAAGGACTTTTCTGATGTGTTTTTTTATAAAATTCTGACAAAAGATTATCAATAATTTTATGCATATTATCTAAAGTTGAAATCATGAAAAAATCATTCCAAACTTTTTTCTCATCAGATGTTGGAGAAGCAGTCCATTTTGAATATAACTCCCAACCATTTATTAATGTATTTTCCAAGTTTGAAAGATCCAAGTGGTTAATATCTTTCATTATAAGGTCTAATCTAGCACGAATCAAAACATCATATTTTGTGTCTGTAATCTTTTCATAATTAGAAACTAAATCTAATCCTTTTTTAAATTTGTAAAACTGTAAGAAATGATTTTGTTCACATTCAGTCATTGAAGAATCAAATTTTTGTTTCTCCGAATTAAAATACTCCAACATTTTTGCCAAATTATCAATCTCTATCGCCTTTACGTTCATACCTGAAAAGAAATTTACAATTTCATCATCAGATAAATTAACATCGTTATGAAAATTTACATAAGTTCTAAAATTATATCTTGTGTCGTATGTTGTTACATAGTAATCAGGATTTAAAAAACTTAATTTTTCTATAAAATTTTGTTTACATTGGTCAAAACTCCTAATGTTCCCTGTAAATAATACGGCAACCTTCATTTATTGTTCTCTAAGAAATAATTTAAATCTTCTGGTGTTCCAATGCCCCACATTTTTTCAATATGTTTAACTCGGATTTTTTTACCATCCTGAATCGCCTCATTGAAAACAGGACAAATATAAAATTCATTATTTGTGCGAATGTTTTTTTCTATCATTTGTTCCGCATATTTAACATAATCAGAACCTTTTTTCCAATAGTAAATACCAACAGTCGCATTATTGGAGATTACTTTCTTCTCTGCTACATCAGAAACAAAACCGTCTTCTCCTATTCTAGCATAAGACCATTTAGGATGTGTTGCTTCAAAAGTCAGAATACCACCATCTATTGCATCGGCAGAAAATGCGTACATACATTCATTCGAATTCCATTCAACATATTGGTCGGAATTTGCCATTAAAAGCGGGGCATCATTGTCGATGAATTCTTTAGCTAATAGTGTAGTACACGCCGACCCTTCTGTCAATCCATCAACGAGAACAATTTTGCAATTAGGCGCAATCAAATTAAGTAAATACTTTAGATTGTATTTGTCATAGTGTTGTTTTTGGACCAAGAAAATATAATTTGCTTCAACATTAAGATTTTCAACAACGACTTGAATCATTGGTTTGCCGCGAACTTCAATCAAAGGTTTTGGAAAAGTATATCCTGCCTGAGTGAAACGACTACCAGCTCCCGCCATAGGAATAATAACATTTAATTTATTATCTCGCCACGGTAAAGATTTTTTTGTTTTCCCTTCAATAGTATCCATAAAATTACTAATCCTTTCCAACATATATTGCGAATTCACTTCATTCGAATTCTCAACTGCTAGAAGATGAGCTCCCGAATCTAAAGCACCTTGTCTACCAATATGACTATCTTCTACAATAATTGTATCTTTAGGTAATGCATTGAGTGCAGTCATGCATTTCCAGTACATTTCCGGATATGGTTTAGCACGACTCACATCTTCATTACTAACATAATAATCAACATAGTCCATCAGTTCAATACTTAGTAAAGATATTTTTACAGTTTCTCTAATAGAATTAGATGCAACTGCGATCTTGTAACCACGATTTTTTGCCATGTTAAAAATGGCACTTAAATAAAACTCTGGATTAAATCTACGAAGCAATTCAAATGTTGATTTTTGTTTGGAATTCCAGACAGAATCATATTCAGAAACGGGTAGGCCTTTATATTCTGTCAGCATCTTTAGTTTTCTTGTGGTGTTTAATCCATCATATAAACTAAGATGTTCTTGTCTGGAAATTACATATTTCTCATCAATTTTTCTGAGAGCATCATTTAACGCATCATAATGTAGTTCTCTGGAGTCAATTAATACTCCATCCAAGTCAAAAATAATTAATTTATTTGTTATCATATGTTCAACCTAATGTGGGTAATAATCTATTTCTGTGCCGGCTTGATGAGAATAATCTCTAATAACAAACCCTAAAAAATCATCATACAATCTAATATGTGATATGTATACTTTGTCTAATACGCCTTTTTCTTCAGCACTTAAAAACCAACTGACTTCGAAACACGATTTATATTTTTCTGGTGTTTCAAGTGGAGTAATTTTACGAAAAAAATCAAACGTAGAATAATATGTTAGTGCAGCCAATGTTCTGTTATCGCCCCATCCAGAACCAACAAATTCTTTATTATAATTATCGACAATAAATTGAGCTCTCTCAATAATAGTGTTAAATGGTAAAGTTGGATCTATGTCATAACACACTTTGAAGAATTCTTTAAAACCAAATCTTTCCAAATAATTTAATGCGTTATGTACAGATTTGATTTCAGCTATACCATGATTTCGCCCTTCTACGGGTAAACCATTGATATGAAAATCATTATCGGAATCGTAAATATATGCGTTGCAAAGTTTTTGAACACTTTGAGGTAATGTTGAGTGTGTTGCTAAACAAACATAGTGTCCAGTTTTGTTCAGTTCTTGGCAAAGTTTTTCTGCCATTCGAATTTTAATTTCAGACCCTTCACCATCACAATACGCGGTAACTACAATAGGTATTTTTCTCATAATGTCTATTCACTATAAATTTTTTTCAATTCTTCCATGTGTTCATGATAATATTTTTCATTAATAACATGCCTTTGGTATACACTTCCACTCAATTTAAATTTATTTATTGTTCTATGATTGAACAATACTTCGCCTTCTCTATCTCTTTGCGCCAAAACGCAACCGCCACCCCATTTGCCATACATGTTAGGTTCTCCAACATGAAATGGTCCATAAGGCATAAATCCAAAAGGCACTAAAGAACTGTCAGAATGATAGTTTATTCTATAATAAGGTTTATCTCTATTCAAATACAAAAAAGCGAATTTGAATGTTCCAGTATCACCGTGTACAAATTGATAATAAAAATTTGAATTCATTGTATAAAATAAACACAATTGAAACTGTTTCCAACATTTTTTCTTATTTAAAACAATTTGACCCGTTTCAAATTTTTCACAATCATTATACGGAACATTAAAAACTTGCCATGTTTCCGCGGTTGGGTAATTGAATGCCTCGTTAGAAATATCTCTCCAGAAAATAGATCCTTTTTCTTTATATTCATTGTCATCAAATAAGAATTCAATATTTTGAACTGGACAGTTATCTGAATCGATCCAAATAACTTCTTCAAAAGAACTTTGTAAGATTGAAAAAGGTTTAATGCTCCATCCACTTACATCGTCTTTCAACAATTTTAATTTAAATTTTGGATCAATATTTGAAATGATGTCGATTTGTTTTTCAGACAATTCTCCTTCTTTGTAAAAGATTTCTACAGGAAGGTTAACATTTAATCTTTTCAGTTCATTCAAAAGTACCCATGAACTTTCAAATTCTTTATCGTAAGATGTTGTAACAATACCTTTACCAGAATATTGGTTTTCAGGATAATCTGATATTCTATTTACAAAATTATCAACAAAATCATGTAACTTGGATAAATTCTCATTCATAATAACACCTAATTCTTATTGTGTGCAACCATATTTACTATACATTTTTACATTACCATTTGTCTTATAGTTAAGAGGTAATGTATGGAGTAATCCTTCACAAGAATAATAGTAATCATTAATCGCTGGGTTGGTTACAGAACCGGCTAAATGACTTGTACCTGTATCACCACCAACATAAACTTTACAAGTAAAAATATGATTTAAATTTTGTTCAAAATCAAATGATAAATTTATACCATCTAAATTTAATTTTTCATAATAAATGTTTAATTCTTTATCGACGCAAATAAAAATTTCATATTCTTTATATTCGGATTTATATTTTTCTATAATGTAATTGGTGAGTTCTATGCTCCAATTTCTATATGTGTTATATGGAGCATCAAAAATAGGAAAAATGCAAATTTTATTTTTTTTAATATAATTGGAATTATCAATTTTAATATTGTCACCTATGACAGACCTATAGTCCCAAAAATTTATATTTTCATATGTGAAATGTAAATTTCCTGGTTCATCTGAAAAATAGTCCGTATTTTTTTTAACAAAATTAAAAATTTTATTCCAAATTCTGGTTGAAAAATAAGATTTTCGGGAATATGAATTTTTATACTATCATCATTTTCAACTTTTCTAACGTGTGCAAGAATGTTGCAAATTCCAAGAATATCGCCATTTCTTAATTTGCCATAAAAATTATTATACGTTACAGTTATAACTTTATTTGATTGCATTTACTTCGCCTGATTAAATTTTTCAAAAATTACAAATGGATCATGTCCAAGTCTATGGTCTGGAATCATATGCGATTCAAACAGTTGAGGTTCCAATAATGAAGATTGCAACCATAACCCTTGGTCATCATCCACAACATTTTGTTCATATAACATATCAAAACTTTTGAACATTAATTCACTCATTTTTGGCCAAAGTTTTTTGTGTGTGACAACAAAAGCACCAAAAACAATAACATCACCTTGATAAATTGTTTCTGCAACTGTTCTATTTCCCAATTCTTTATCTGGAAAGATATGAATTTTTTCAGGATTAAAATTGTAACTCCATGATTTGCTAACTTTCTCAGGTGTTCTTGCATATCCAAAATCAATCCAAGAAACTAGGTCATTACTGACATAATTATTTTCTACTGCTTGATTTGTATAATATGCTTTAAGGTCAGTAACAAGACAAAAATCTGGACTCCATGATTCTGGCATTGCTCTCTGATAAGGTGTTAAATTGCGTTGAAAATTTGGATCTCTTTGTACCTTTTCGATCTTTTCTCGCATCGATGCAAAACTAATTCTGGGGTGATCCACAACGACAACTTTTGTTTTATCAATATTGTCTTTGCGATATTCTGCAATTCTTGGTGCATATTCTTTTGTTGTAAACACAACCATTTCATTTTCAATTTTTGCAAGATAACTAAATCTTTCCAAATATGTTTCAGTAGAACGGTGTAGAAAATGTGGAAGTCCTTTATCTGGTGTCCACTCGTTACGACCAATATCAAAGAAAGATGTGACTATAGTGATATTACCCATTCTCAAGTTCCTTTACCATGTTCAATACAACATTTGTGATACCAGTATCAGCATCAATTTTTTTAACCCATCCTAAAGATTTCATATAATCACCAGAAATTAAATATCTAAAATCATGACCGGGTCTGTCGTTATTAGGATCGACTAGATTATATTTTAATTCTTTATTCATTGCCTTGGCAACAATTTTCGCCACTTCTAAATTATTTAATTCATCATTACTAGAAATATTAAATTTATGGCACCTACCACCTCTATGCCCATCTACATGTTTAACATCTTTTAAATTTATCAAAAATAATAGTGCGTCAGCCACATCTTGTGCATGTAAATAACATCTACTGCCAATTTGTCCTGTTTTACTATCATGGTGTATTGTTATTGTTTCATCATTAAATATTTTTTTCGTAATCATTGGAATATATTTCTCATCACTTTGATCTTCACCGTAAACATTCATTGTGTGTGTTATGTATAAAGGAATTTTATAAGTGTTTTCATATGCAATACAAATACTTTCAGCTGCTGCTTTGGAAGCAGAGTATGGATTACAACCATTAAACCTGTCCCATTCCGTAAATGGTTTATCATCTACTGCGGGACCAAAAACTTCATCTGTAGAAAAGTAAATCATTCTTTCTAAATTCTTTAATTTTCGTGCATACTCTAAAACATTTGTAGTGCCAGTTACATTATCATTGATGAATTCAACAGGATATTTAATTGAACGTGTTACATGAGATGCTGCAGCCATGTGTAGGATAATATTAACATCGCCTAATTTATCCATGACATATTCATTAAATTCTGATTTAAGATCATGGTAAACAATCTTAACTCTTTTCTTTGTATTTGTGTCAAAATTGTTTAGAATCTTGTGTAGTCGATTTAGATTGCCGGAAAAGTCCAATCGATCCAAACAAACAATATCATAATCTGTATTCTTCAACAGATAATATACTACATGGTGTCCGATAAACCCGGCTCCACCAGTAATCATCAATTTTTTATTCATTATCAACTCCTGTAGACAAAGTATCCTTGAGCACTCTCTTGTTTATATTTTTCTTGTATATGTTTTTTCCACAAAGGAACTCTATCATACTGATGCACAATTACGAAAGGTTTTCCGTCACAAGTTTTAACAATGCCATCCTCAAACAACGGTTCTTTTTCCGTTAAGAACGGTCTAAACTTTTCAATTTTAGACGGGTCAACAGTAGTTCCTGCTTGCATAGCCCAGCCAGAATTTTGTTTTAGAAACAAAGTAACATCTTTATATGGTTGTGTTTGTAACAACACATTATAAACTGCTTGATCACAAATTGGAATAGGTCTATTAATTGCATTTGTAAAGATATTAAACATTAAATCTTTAACATATTCCGATTCTCCGGCAATTGTTCCGACATTATAAATTTCATTATTTTTAAATAAATTATGTACATATGGACCATATGCTTGCATCAAATTTTCATTGCCCCATGGTTCATCTTTGTACAACATGCCTTCTGAACCAGCAACAAGATGATAATCACCTAAATTTTCTTTAATCCAAACAAAAGGATTACTTTGAAAGTATACATCTTTCATGTCCGTAGTTACAACATATTCATAGTCTTTCCATTTATCTTTTAAATACTCATAGATATAGAGAAATCTCATAACATGAATAGGAATAACTTGTTTCGTTTCAGATTTCACAACCTCGAAATTTTTGTTAATCAGTTTTCCAATAGTTTCTTGTGATACATTATCACCAACAACTACAACTTTATGTGTATTTTCTGGCGTTACTTCACAAATCGATTCAACCCAAGGTTTTAACTGATTATAATCGTAGTTTGAAAACCCACCAATAATTAAATTTTTTGCCATGGATATTTTCCTTTGTATTTTTCATTCATTATTTTATTTCCATTTAAGAAAAAATCTCCAGTAACAGACCCTTGATTACCATCTACTCTATAATTGGAAGTATACAATCCTGTACAATCGTATTTCTGGAAATGTTGAGAAATAGCAGAAAGGAAAACTCTATCTTGCCCCCAACCGCCATGCCAAACGCTAGCTAATCTTATTGCAATTTTAGTTGAAAGGCAATAAGAATTTGTATCTATATGATTAATGCCGTGATATGATTGATATTTTCCTAAAGATTCACAATCATCATTGCATATGTATTTGCTGTCTTTATCATAAATTTTTCTAAGTGAATAACACCATTCCAAATTATTATTTTGGATCGTTTCTATGCAGGAAAGAACGTGGTGTTCATCAAACCAACAATCTTGGTCAAGGTACAGGACGTACTCCGTGTCGACCAGGTGCGTGAAGGATGCATATACACGATGACCATAGAACCCGTTTGATCCTACGTTGATTGGGAGGTAACAGACCTTGAGGTTTTTATTTCCGGCATAGTCGCTGACGATGGCTCGTGTTTTGCCGAAATATTGTTCGCCATCAACAACCACATAACAAGTGGTATCATATGATTGGTCTAAAACTGATACGATTGCCGTTCTTAGTTCTGGTGCACCAGTTGTTGGTATAATCACAGTTGCCGACATAATAAATCCTATATGTTATATGTAAGAATAATCGCACATCATGCGGGTTGGATATCCATCTCCACCTTGCGTATCTCTAATATTAAGTTTAAGTATATAATGACCGGTTTCTATTTCCATGTCGATACGTTTTCCTGTTCCTGTTTTTCCGCCATAATAAACTGTGCATGATTTTGGTGTCGCGGCGCTGTTCAAATAATTTTCATCAATTTCATACACTTTAATTCCACTAGATAATTTATGCACGATTGTATACCCATGTCCAATTCCTGATTTTAAAAAGTTTTTTAAATCTGCTTTTTGTTTAGTTGACATGGTTTTCCAAATATCTTCAGAATATCCTTTTTTTAAATTACCATTAAAAATTTCACAAAATAGTGCATTATTAATATTAAACATATCTAGTATTTTTAATCCATTTTCATTTTTAATTAAACCAGATTTAATTTCTGATGGTGTTAATACAGTTTTTATACCAGAATTAAAAAATGTAACCGTTGTTCCTGTTTTGAGACTTAAATACACATTTTTTGTTTTTTTATTAGCCATGCATTCTAAAGTTATATCAGTAACGATTGGTCCTAAATTATTGTTTTTTACTGGTATTTGAGATCCTATATGTAAGGTAGGTGTGAATACAAAAGGTCTTTTGTTATTCAATTCACCAACTTCTTTCACATTCAATTCTTGGCATTTTGTTATATTGTGCAGTTCATCAATTTCTTTTATGGCTTTTAATGCTTTGGCTTCAACGGGTTCTCCATTCCACCAATTTCGAATTTCTTGTGCAAATATTCCTTCAAATGCATTACCTACATTTTTTACACCTCTTCCGCCAGAAGAACCGTTTCCAAACTTCATTGTAATTTTAGTAACTTTAGATTTGGTTTTAAGTCTTGTTAAATCAACGTCACCAACAAAAGCTCTATTGATATTAATTTTACTTATATTTTTTGGATCAATATTAATTGGTGTGTTAATTTTTGGAAAATCCATTTTTAAATTGGCAAATATTGAAATGATTTCATCAATTTTGGCCTTGTCGCCATTTAAAGTTTGTTTAATTTCACCAACACTTTCTGGAAAGAATGTAAATGCCATATTATACCTGTATTTTTAAATACAAGTATTTATCTAATAATATCTATATATTTTCCTGAACTCCATACTTCCAATTCAGTTCTTAATCTGCCCTCGGTTTTAAGATTTTCATAACGATTTATTGCTTTGGCGCGCCACCATTCAACCACATTTGACATACTGAACTTATCATAATTCTCATCTTTTTCCAAAATTTCATTTTTTCCATTGACAACATCAATATAATTTTTAAATCCATAATTTGAAATATAGTATCTTTTTTTCTCAGTTAAAGCTTTTGCTTTTTCAATTGACATATTAAAACTTTCAAGTTCTGGTTGTCCGCGCAAAGATTTTTTAATCAAACTAATGACTTTAGTTGTAGCTTTTAATTTTTTACTTGAATCATTAGGGTCTATTAATTTTTGGCCAGTCTTTCTTTCAACAAAATCTTTTAATTTTTTATAAGTAATACTATCCAATGATGGAACAAATTTACTATCTGTTAGTCCTTTGAATCTAATATAGGGTTTCATACCATCATATTGACTAACTGTTTTAGAACTACCATATAAACTGGTTGTTTCAAATAAACATAAATTCATATTATATTTTTTATTGATTATTTCGCGCATTTCATGTGAACAACAAATGGCTGTTAATAACTTACCTCCAAGATAATTATAACCAAAAGGTTGTGCTGGCACAATTGTAAAACCCATAATTGTGGTTTTATTAAACGATTTATTGCTATTTTTAGATTGAGTAAAAACTTGACCTAATAAATCATTGCGAGGTTTAGAATTAATTACAGGAGAACCAAGGCGAATAAAACCAATAAGTTTTTGTGTATTTTTTTCTTTGATTGAAAATTGAATGCATCTACCTGGAATAGATCCAGATATTGTGTGTGAAGAAATAATTTTAATATAGTCATTCCATTTTGAACCTGCAACTTCTTCAATTTCAAAATCCATGTCTTTTGGACTCATAGTAAAATCACAAAATAAATCCTCTTCTGGTCCAAAGCCAGGAAGTTTAGAAGACATTTCACTTAATTGAATTTGTTTTTGATTGCGCATGTAGTCATCAATTTTATCAAAACAGTCAAAATATTCTTGCAAGATTTTAGCGCAATAAACTGCATCTTCTTTAGTTAGTGTCATACTTAAATCCATCGAATGATTTTCTAGGTTGTGGTTTTGGTGTATCGCCAGCATCGGCAATTCCAGTTTGTGCTGACTGTTCCACATCATACAGTTTCATCTTCGCTCTGTCAATACCCACAGTAAATCTTTTATAATGTGTTGGATCCGCGTAACGGTTTTTCAACTGTTTAACCATAATTTGATTAAGTTCTTCTAATTCTTCCGAAGTAATCAAAGCAAACATTAAGTCAGCGGTCGCCGGCAAACCAAAACTCTCACTTGTATCTTCGAGTCCTGGGTCGGAAGAAGTAAAGCCTGATCTTGTGGTTTGAGTTGCAGATACAATTGGGACTCCGTACTCAACGGCAAGTCCTCGCAATTCTTCTGCAATAGACTTAACGTATGTATACGAGTTAATATTGGAGCCAGGCTTAATACGAGAACTGCAACAGATATTAAGATAATCAACGAAGATAATATCGGGTACAAATGACTTTTTGAGGTTAAGTTCATTTAGTAAT